CGACTTGCCGAGCAAGACGGGGGCGTGGCCGCTCATCGTCAAGATCAAGGAACAGGCCGAGCCGCAGGTGCCAAAGCCGGATGAAGTGAAGCAATGACCACCGTGCAAGAACTGGAAGTGACCGTAACCAGCCACATTGATGTCTGCACGGTGCGCTACGAGGCCATCCACGCTCGGCTCAAGCGTCTGGAGCAACTGGTACTGAAGGTTGGCGGTGTCATCATCGTCGTCCTGTTAGGCGCGTTGGGCAGCATGGGTATGCTGTTGCTGGAGGCGTTGCAAAAGTGACTGAGACGACCGACATCGAAATGTTCAAGGCGCAGGTGCGAGCCGAGTTGAACCGGCTTGAGGCGCAGTCTTCGGCAAAAGAAGTCGCAGGTAAGGCCATTGGCAAAGATGGCCTCAAGTACATCACGGTCATCGTGGTCATCGGTGTCGTTTCCAGTCTTGCTTTGGAAGGCGAGAAGATTGCGGCGGTAATGGGCCTATTGGGCGCGTCACTGACCGCGCTGATCTCCATGCTCAACAACATTGCCGGGGCTAACGAAAAGGAAGACAAGCCCGAGTTTGGCGTAATCAAAGAACTGATTAACAAACTGGATCGACTTGACCGCAAGGAAATGCCGATGCGTGTCGATGTCGAGGGCGACCATGTGACTGTCACGAAGGGCGATGATGTGGTGAGGGCGTCCAAGTGAACATGCAGAAGATTGTGGATATGCTGTTCCCAGTCCTGCTGGCCGCTGTCGGCTGGCTGCTTGCGGAAATCGCATCGTTCAACAATCGTTTGATCGCCATTGAGTCCAAAATCCCTATCCTAATCACCGAGGATGGGGTGCCGACTGACAGCCCGTTAAGCGCGTCCCGTCGTCAGGAACTCAAAGACGACATTATGGAAGACATCCATGACTTGCAGGTGCGCGTCAAACTGATGGAGGAGCGCAACAAATGATGACCATGATTAGCACCTTTCTGTCGTTCCTTGCAGGTGGACTGCCCAAGATTCTGCAAATCTTCCAAGACCGGCAGGACAAGAAGCACGAACTTGCTTTGGTCGCAGCCCAGAAAGAGCGCGAGTTAGCATTGGCAGAGCGTGGGTTTATCGCGCAGGCACGGGTTGAGGAAATCAAACTGGAGCAAATCCAGACGCAGACGGCTGGCGAGGAGCGACAGGCTTTGTACCAGCACGACATCGAGATCGGCAAGGGCGCAAGTCAGTGGATGATTAACCTGCGTGCCAGCGTCCGTCCTGTTGTGACGTACATTTTCGTGCTGGAGTTGGTCGCGCTGAACGTGGCTGGCGTTTGGTATGCCTACACAACCGGCATTCCCTTTGCGATTGCGATGGAAAACGTATTCAGCGACGATGAGATGGCAATTCTGGCGTCCATCATTGCGTTCCATTTTGGTGGCAGAGCGTTCTCGCAAAAATGATTGGGGTATACGCAATAAGGAATGTCGTTGCCGGAAAGGTATATATCGGCAGTAGTGGCAATATTAAGAAAAGGCTTATCTGCCAAAAGTCATACTTAAAAAACGGGAATCACCCGGCTACTATTCGTTCTTTGCGTGGAACCAAGCAAGACATATCTCAATTTTCGTTTGATGTTGTCTGCGAAACGGAAAATATTGATCAGGCAAGAGAATTGGAAGACTTTCTTCTTGCAGAGATTCCGCAAGATCAACTTTATAACCTTGCTCTGGACCACACTGGCGGCAAGGTAAAGCGCATTAACTTGGAGCGGTATCGTGATGGCGCTGCCAAGCGTCTTTCTGACCCCGAGTTTAGAAACAAGTTAAGTCAATCCTGCAAAGGAAAGCGCCAAATCGTTACTTGCCCAAAGTGCGGTGTATCAGGTGGTGGCGGCAATATGCGCCGATACCACTTTGACAGGTGCAGATATGAAAGTAAGCCCTGATCTTATTAAACTTGTGAAATGCCATGAGGGTGTCAGAACACGCCCTTACAGGTGTCCTGCTTTATTGTGGACGATTGCGGTAGGTCATGTCATAGACCCTAACCACGCCAAGGTGCCGTTTGAGGAGCGACGAAATTTACAGATACCCGACGGCTGGGATCGCACCCTCACGATGGGAGAGGTGGACGCTATCCTTGCTCAAGACCTTGGCCGGTTTGAGCGCGGCGTGGCCCGACTTTGCCCTGCTGCTCTTGGTCATCAAGGCCGGTTTGACGCACTGGTAAGCTTTGCCTTCAACGTGGGCCTTGGAAATCTGCAACGCTCTGGGTTGCGGATGAAGACCAACCGGGGTGACTTTGAAGAAGCGGCTGAAGAGTTTATGAAATGGACTAAAGCTGCTGGTAAAGTTCTACCCGGCTTGGTTAAGCGCAGAAAAGACGAACGTGCCATGTATTTGTCGGGAGTTGTGTAATGCCTGCTTCGATGACTTTTACCAGCTTACAGTCCGACATTCGCAACTACCTTGAGCGAGGCGGCGCGACTGACCCTATTGTTTACGATCAGATTCCTCGTTTAATTACTTTAGCTGAACGACGAATTGCGCGTGAACTTAAGATCCAAGGGTTCCAGAATGTCGTGACAATGGCGATGCAAACCGGCGTTGCGGTGTATGCCAAGCCTGATCGGTGGCGCGATACGGTCAGCATTAACTACGGCACTGGTACTGGAAACAATACTCGGGTTCCTGTTTTCCCGCGTTCTTACGAGTACATCAGGCAGTATTGGCCGAATGAGACCGAAACTGATGCACCAGAGTTCTACGCGGATTACAACTATCAGTATTGGATTTTTGCGCCGACACCAGACGCGACCTATCCGGTAGAGATCCTGTATTACGAACTGCCGCCGCTGCTGGATGAGGCGAATCAGACCAACTGGCTTTCTGAGTACGCTCCGAATCTGCTGCTGTACGGGGCCCTTGTTGAGGCAACGCCCTTTGTCAAGGATGACCAACGTGTGCAGCTTTGGCAGTCGTATTATGATCGTGCGCTGGCGGCGTTGAACGGCGAAGACTTGCAAAAGATTGTTGATCGGTCTACGAACCGGCGTGAGGCATAACCATGGCGTCCTTTACACAAACTTTCGGCGGCACGACGATTTATCCAAGTGATGTGTCGTATCGCTATGTATCTCTGACCATTAGTCAGACGCTGGATTGGCCTTTAGAGACTGCTCCGACGAATGACGTTGTGGCGTCCATCATGGACATCAATGCTACGACGACGAGTCTGGTCATTACGATGCCGGATGCGACTGAGGCCAGCAACGGTCAGACAGTGCTGTTTAACAACGTGGGATCAAACACGTTTACGGTTAAGACGAGCACTGGGGTGCAGATTTGCGCTCCGACTTCGGGCAGCACGTTTCAGATTTACCTGACGGACAACAGCACTGCGGCGGGCACTTGGCGGTCGTTCCAGTACGGGGCATCGGTTTCTGCGACTAACGCATCGGCTCTGGCTGGTCTTGGGCTGAAGGCGATTGCGACCACGCTGAACCAGTCTGCTCCGGTTTCGACGTTTAACACCAACTACACGACGGGTGTGAGCGACCGTGCCAAGGCGCTGATTTGGACGGGTGGTTCAGGAACTTTGAGCGTGACCGCTGCCCCGACTTTGGGCAACGACTGGTTTGTGCAAGTTCGTAACAACGGCACGGGCGATTTGACGATTGACCCCAATAGTTCAGAGTCGATTAACGGCGCTTCGACGCTTGTGTTGTCGCCGGGAGACTCCTGCATCATCGTGACGGATGGTGTTCAGTTCTGGACGATTGGTTTTGGTCAGTCTGCCATTTATGCCTTTAGCGTGTTGCAGATTGACGTTGCCGGTACGGGTAACTACACGCTATCGATTGCCGAGCTAAACAAGACGGCTTATATCTTCACGGGTGCGCTGACTGGTAACCGGGACATCATTGTTCCGACGACTGCCCAGCAGTACTGGGTGAGCAACCAGACCACGGGGTCTTACACCTTAGGCATTCGCACTTCGGGTCAGGCATCGCCGGGTGTGACGGTATCGCAGGGTGCGCGGGCCATCTTGTACTGCGACGGTACGGATGTGGTGGATGCTGATACGTCCACGATTGGTATCCCGCTTTCTGTGGCGCAGGGTGGTACGGGCGCTACAACGGCATCGGGTGCTAGAACAAACCTTGGGGCTACGACCGTAGGTAACGCTGTGTTTATTGCTGCGAGTACTTCAGCGGCCCAGATTGCCTTGGATCTTGACCCCATTAAGGGTGGCACGTACTAATGCCTTTGCAGCCAGTTGTTCTGCGTCCGCAACCCGGTATCAAGCGGGACGGTACGAAGTTTGAAGGCAACTATTACGTTGACGGGCAGTGGTGCCGGTTTCAGCGTGGCCTGCCGAGAAAGATGGGCGGCTATCGTGCTCTTCAAGACCGGCTAGATGGCATTGCGCGTGGCATGCACATTCACAATCATAATGGATATACCTATGTCCATATTGGTACGTCGGATGGCGTGTTCCGGTTTCGCCTGAGCCAAAACGGCGCGAGCAGCATTGTCACCAATCGGACGAACCTGTATTACGTTAGCGACATTGATGCCATGTGGCATTTTGATGTGGCGTATAACACCACAACCAATCAGAACGAAATTCTGGCGCATGTATCGTCGGATCTGGAAGACATTTCTTCTGATCAGAATGGCGCTTTGTATCGCGGCTACGACAACGGCACGGGCGCTTTGGACTTAGTTTCTGCGGTCACGGTGTCTGGCGGAATTGTGGCGCTTGCGCCGTATGTGTTTGCCTATGGCACAGATGGCTTTGTGCAGTGGAGCCGTGCGGGATATACGGATGACTGGAGCGGATCTGGCTCTGGCGCTGCCCGTGTAACCAGTCAGAAGATCGTCAAGGGGCTTCCGCTGCGAGCGGGTGCTGGCAATGCTCCGTCTGGTCTCTTTTGGTCTTTGGACTCTTTGGTTCGTGCGACGTATGTAGGTGGATCGTCCATCTTCAACTTTGACACCATTACCTCGCAGTCAAGCATTCTCTCTGGGAAGAGTGTGATTGAGTACGATGGTTTGTACTTCTGGTGCGGCGTTGACCGCTTCTTGATGTTCAACGGTGTTGTACGCGAAGTACCGAATCAGCTTAACCTGAACTGGTTTTACGACAACTTGAACTA